TAAAAACCTTATTAAACAGATGGCTTCCGAAGGACTTGAGGAAGGTGTAAGTGATATCCTCAACGAATTTGTGGATTCAGTAATATATTCAAAAGATCCTCAAGTAAAGTCAAGTTTTCAACAGAGGATCGAGGAAACAGGATCTGTCAAGGGAGCTGTAGGAGACTTCCTTATAGACATGGGCCTGGATACGGTATTTGGTGCCTTGTCAGCCGGCCCTGGTTCAGCTACAACAATGGGCCTGGGGGCACGTGGGTACCGCAATATGGCTCAAAACATAAGTCAGAGTGCTGCCCAAGCTTCTCAAAACATACAGGGTGATTCGACATATGAACAGTCTGTAAAGGCTCAAATGGAGCAATATGAGAAAAATCCCACAAGGTATGTGGCAGATAATCTTGCAGAAAACACAGAAGATGACAGGAAGCGTAAAGCGGAAGTCATGAAGCTTGCCAAAAAGGAAGCAGAAGGCGGCAAGCTTACAGCCGGAGAGAGGCTTTTTATACAAGAAGCCATTGCAGATTCACAGGCTTCGGAAGAGCAGGCTATACAAGAAGGCAAGACAAATGAGCGCAGGGAAGAGGAGATAAGAACAAATGCACAGGTTCCTGTTCAATACAGGGACAAGGTATCCAATCTTACAGAGGATGAGGCAAGGGAGAGACTTGCAGAGGCCGCAAAAGCCGGAGATACAGAGGCCTTTATAGATGCTATGCGCATGACAAGGAATTCCTCATATGAAGAGGTTGCCAAAAACGCAGAACAGATAATAGCAGACTATTCCGGCATGGCGCAGTCTCATGGAATTTCAAAGGAAGATATCGGCAATTCCATATTAACGGAGAAAAAAGCATATATTGCAGCTTTGATGGGAGAAGAGCTTGATACAGATGCTATGACTCCGAAGGTTAAGATGGCATATAACGATGGTAAGATGGATGCCATTAACCAAAAGGTGCGTACTACCATAGACACAACAGATTCGCTTAAGACGGATGTTACCACAAAAGAAGGTAACACGGTCAAGCTAGATGGTGTGTTTACTTCTGATGGCATTCAGACAAGTGATGGAGTTGTCACAATGGACAATCTTGACTTGGATGAGAACAAGGCCACAAACAAGGCATATGCTTTCGCAGACAATTACGAAAGTATCAACGTCAAAAACAATTTCCTCAACAATATAAAAGATGGTCAGAACATAGAAAACTACAACAGGGACTATGGCAGGGTGTATGACTCTGCTCTTGCCGGCCTGTCTTTGGAGAGCGTCAAAAAAGAATCCCTCAATGAGCTTGACGAGGATCAGATCGAAAACATTTATGAAACGGCTGTAGTTGAGAGACAGGCAAGGGCGGCAGAGAGCTTTGCAGAGGTATTCAATGGCACAAAGGGCAAGGGACAGGGCAAGGCCTTCAACGAATCATCATCCACAGATCCGAAGATGCTCAAGATTGCCTCTATGCTTGCAAGGGGAACAAAGTACGATATCCACTTGGTTGACGAGGTTCCGCAGAACAAGAGTGCAAAGGGTGCTTTTGTTAAAAACGAGAATGCAATATATGTCAGAGCAGATGACTTCATGCGTACTTTAGGGCATGAATTCTCACATTACATAGAGACATACAACAAGGGTGAATATGACAGCCTCCGTAATGCTGTAGCTAATTTTGCGGCAAGCAAGATGGGTTCCGATGCTTTCATGAGAGCCGTAGATCAATATAGGGGACTGTATAAAACCAAAGGCAAACAACAGCTTTCCGCTAGTGATATATCGGGAGAGATGTTCAATGATATCGTGCCTATTATCCTGGAGAGCAAACAGGGAAGTAAGGCTCTTGCGAAGTATTTAGCAGAAAACTATGGTGCAGAGGAAGCGAAGTCTTTTGGTGAGAAGATCAAGGATGTCATTGATAACCTTGCCGGTACCATAAAGAATTATTTATCAAATGCGGATCACAACACGGAATACGCAAAGGAAATGCGGAAATATGCCGATGAGCTTGGGCAGTATGCAGATCAGTTTATTAAGGCTCTTGATGGTGCTATACAGAATTATAACAAGGGGCAGTTCAAAGGAGAGGATGCCGGAGATGAGACAAGGTTCTCTATGGCAGAAAATGTACGCAATCATGATTATTCTTATGATACGCTAATAAAAAAAGATCCTATACCTGTATTCAATGTAAACGATTATGATTTTGAGGGTATCAAGTATGATGGCAAAGTAAATTCAAAAGATGTTATTGAGATTGCTAGAAAGAATATTGCAAAGTATAACGAAGGGAATAAGTTAGGCGATAATGCGTTGGAAAACGACGAAATTGGAGTCGCTCACACAGGAAAAGATCCTATAGATCACACATTAGTCCGCAAAACACAGAATAGAATCGATGCATGCACTTATCTTCCTGTATATTTTAAGAATGCTATTGTTCTGAATGAGGCAGATGGGCTAAGAAAAGGTGCAACAAAATCATATGTAATGTTTGGGTTATATAACGATGGGGAGAATAGATCTCTCGTTAGAATGCTTGTTAATCATTATGATAATTCTAATGCCCCTATTATAAATTCTTTGTATGCGTTAAACCTAAAAAAAGAAGAAGCCGCATCTAATGATGCGCCTGGCTTTAACCAGCTAACTTCTTCTAAAGTAAGTATAGCGCAGCTTCTTGAAATTGTCAAAAAATATTTTCCTAATGACTTGTCGGCAGATGTAGCTGAACATCTCGGATATACAAGGGGTGAAACAGATGTTAAAGGTTTGAGATATTCCCTTGAAGAGAATTCGGATAAACAGGCTCTTATAAACAGCACTATGACTATGGCAGAGTGCAAAGACATGATTGAGAGAGCTTTTGTCTTAAGCGGCACAAAGGAATGGTCGGAAGGAGAGATTAGAACAGCACAGCAATGGTTGGATGAGTACGGTATAGATTCTGTTGTTTTGCAGATCGAGAATGAGTACACATTACAGCAGAAGTTCTTGAACAAGATACCGGCAGTTGTTGACGGAGATGTATATGTAGAGGACATTATCCAAGCATATGTCAACGGTACATTGACAGGTGGTAACAGGGTTAAGAAGGAGACGAAGAGACTTGACGTAAGCAAGGAAAATGGAGTCAAGGATAATAGGTTTTATTCTCCTAAAGAGATTAACAATGTTAAAGAATTGTACGATGTCGCAAAACAGCGTGTAACAAAGGCAAACGAAAAAGAAGTTTATGGTGCAAGAGCAGCTATATTGTTGTTTGCACATAACAAAGGTGCGGCAGAGCAGTTAGGAATTACAAATGCCGAGCTTAACAAGCTCCTTCGCAAATGGGGCAATTATTCCGCAGGAGCAAGAGATGTATCCGAGAGAATAAACAGGGATGCTTCACTTGAAAACAGATGGACAGGCATAGAGAATTCTAATTGGTTGAGCAGACATTCTGTAAATCTTGATGAGTTATCCAGGTTGGTAGGCAATATAGAAGGTGATCCGTCATCCACACAGAGGAATTATATTGCCCGAGCTATGCTTGCACTTGATACACACATTGATTATACCGGCTTAAACTTCAAATTTATGTCTACAGTAGACGAGGATAGAAGTTCTGTAAATGGCACATACAATAACTATGATAGGACAATAAGAGTAAAATACAATGCTCCTAACACAGTTGCACATGAGATGGGACATTTCCTTGATTATTTATGGGGAAGGGATCTTGGCAATTCCTCAAGGCCGATATCTGAAATAGCGGCCTCAAATAAGGAATATGATGATCCTATGGTCGCACAATGGATGACAAACTTAAATAACTTCTTTGAGAGCCTTGAGGATGTATCGTCAAGGTATAGTGAGTATGCTATGGATCGCAAGGAAGTGTTTGCAAGGTTCGTTGATCATTTTGTGAGGTGGACAGAAAAACTTGCCACAGGATATAGCTATGATAAAGGTTTAAGTTATGGAGATGACTTTACAAATGCTCAATGCATTGAGTTCGCAAAGTTATTACAAGAAAAATCCGCTATCAATATGTATGAACAGAAGGAAACGTCTGATGTTAAACTTTCTGTTTCAATGGATGCAGAAGATTCAGAAGGCCGTCATCTTTCAGAAGGTCAGCAGAAATACTTTAACAATTCACAGGCACTTGACGAGGAAGGCAGATTGCTAGAGCTTTATCATGGAACAGAAGCGCAGGCCTTTTCAGTATTCAATACCCCTGGAATATGGGTAACACCCGACAAAAAACTTGCCACAGACTATGCCGGAGAATGGAATAATTGGCGTAATGAGACCGAAGGATATGGCAAGATAAAATATGAAACAAACGGCATGGAGCCGGAAGTATACGGAGACAAGTACCTTCGTATGTATAAGGTGTATGCAAATGTCACAAATCCTGTTTCTCTTGGAGAATTGAACAGAACATTGCCGGATGACTATGCAGGTTTGGAGATGGACAACTTCGGAATAAAGACAGAGGAACAGTTCGACAGGCTCTATGCTCTTGTCCAGGAGCATTTAGGGGATAAGATATGGCAGCTTACCGAGACAAAAGAGTTCATTGATCTGATGAAGGAGCTTGGATACGATGGCATGTTTGCGACAGAGAATGGTCACAAGACTATATGCGTGTTTGACTCAAGTCAGTTGAAAAACATTAACAATCTCAATCCTACATCATCTGATGATATCCGCTATGCACTTGGCCTGGAAGATGATTGGGTAGACTTTGCCGAGGAATTGGGCGTAAACACAACAACATCCGAAGAGAAGGCTGTAGACATCCTTGCAAAAGGCATGGAAGCAATGAAGAACAAGGAAGTTGATGTACCCAAGCTTCGTTCCCTTGCACTTAAACTTCGTAAAGAATATGGTAGCACATACAATGTCAACAAGCTCACAGAGGATCTTGAGAAGGCCTTTGCTTACATGCAGACCGAGGATCATGTCGATTATCCTACGATGATGGGAATATTAAGGGATATTGCAAGGCCTGTTATCGAGGAAGCCGGAGAGAAGGTCGGAGAAGAGGACTACAAAAACTTCATAGACTATTTCAAGGGTAAGAAGATAAAACTTACACAAGTACAGAAGGACAATGTTGCTTCGGCCTTTGGATCATATGGCAAGTTCAGAAATGCTGTAATGCCTATTACGATATCTGATAACGGAGATTATACCCTTGATCAGATATGGGAAGAGATAGCGCAGGCAAGCGGCAATATGGTTGACTTAAGTGCCACAGAAGGCAATCAGCCTCAAGAGCTTTATGATGCGCTGCAGGCCTTGAAGCCGTATGTAAGCAATGACTTTGGCGGTGATACAGAGGATCTTGCAAAAGACTTGGCAATGCGTATCGTTGAGGAATACATCGAAGGTGAAGCCTCAAAACAGATGCACAAGCAGTTGACCGATTATAGGGACAAGCTTAAGAAGGACTACCAAAAGAGGCTTGACAACCTTAAGGGCAGGGCAAATGCGGAAGTATTGGCAAGGAATAAGAAGAGAGCAGAAGAGGCCAAAGAGAGAGCCGAAGTTCGTGATCTGAAAACCAAGATCAAACAGAATGCTAACAAGCTCTATACCTGGGCAATAAATCCCAAAGAAGGCAAGTCTGTACCTACTAAATTTATGATGCCGGTAATGCAGTTCTTACAGGCTATTGACTTTGTTGATCCTGTAGTTACGGTATCCGAGGATGGAAAGTATCATATCAGACTGTTTGACCGTGTAGATTATGTGGACGGTAAAAAGAAGTTCATATACAAGGATCTTGTCGGAGATACCAGGGAAGATGTTCTCAAGCAGTTCAATGAGGCTGTAGGAAGAGGCGAAGGCTCAAAAGAACAGCGTTCATGGACTGATAAGATGCAGGGTATCCGTGATATCTATAACAGAGTTCTTGCCGACAAGGAATTCGAGGATGCTTCTTTAGATTTCCTTATGCAGACATTGGATGGTGTAGGACTTGCAGAAGATTTCGATGAGCTTCTGTCAAAGCATAAGGGACAGGCCGATATGAACCATCTCAATTCGGAAGAGCTTACCCTTATCAATAATATCCTTAAAAACATCTTTAAGGCAGTAAATCAGCAGAACAAGGCTTATTCACAGCCTAGTGTGGATCTTGTCAACCTTGCGCAGTCTACCATGCAGGATGCGGAAGGAAAGGAAGTGACAACAGGCAATGGGTTCCTGGGTGGCCTTCATAAGATGTTCCGTCTTGATAATGTTACCCCGAGGACGTTCTTCAAGCTGCTTGGTCAACGTGGTCATGAGATATATGATTTCCTTCGTGAAGGTCTCAACAGGCAGATAAAGGTATTAAAGAATGCTTCTGACTTCATGAAGGGTGTTATGGAAGGCATAGACACGAGTAAATGGACAGGCAGAAAAGCCACAGTTCATGACTTCGCTTTAAGTAACGGCAATGTTCAGATGACAGATGATCAGATCATGGGACTTTATCTCACTATTCGTGATAGTGATGGCATGGACAGGATAAGAAAAGAAGGTGTCAGAATAGATGATATCAATACAAAGTCTCATAAGATCAAGAGACAGGCTCCGATAAAGCTTAATGAAAGGGATATCAAGCAGATTGAATCGGTTCTTACACCCGAGCAGATTGAAGTTGCCAAAAAGATGCAACAGTATATGGCAAATGACTTGGGCGCTTTAGGTAACGAGACATCCGAAAAACTGTATGGATACAGGAAGTTTACAAATCCTACATATTATCCGAGAACAGTTGACAAAGGGACGGTAGCGACAACAAACGCTTCCGAGGATGTGCCTAGAGTAAACGGTATCGAGAGAGCCGGTATGACTAAAGAGCGTAAGAAGGAAGCCACAAATCCCCTTGTTATCAGAGGCATATTTGATGTCTTTGCAGATCATGTAGCACAGATGGCGGCATATAACGGATATGCGGCTCCTGTTAAAGATACTCTTCGTTGGATGAATTACCGTGAGAGAAGTGATGAAGGCGGCAATTATACAAAGTGGGCAATCAATAAACTTGTAAACAACGATAACGGTGTGGGATATATCACAAATCTCCTGTTTGATATTAACCAGGCAAACAAGTCGAGATATATCGGAAACTTCACAGATGCACTCATCGGAAGGTATAAGGCGGCAGCAGTTGGTGCTAACCTTCGTGTAGTAGCACAGCAGCCGACAGCGTACTTTAGAGCATTGAACATGATCAGTCCGAAGTACCTTCTGTCTGTCAATCCGGCAACAGCCATAAAGAACATAAAGAGATCACAGGAACAGTCTCCGATATCATGGTGGAAGAGTAAGGGATATTACGAGACTAACCTGGGACAGCCTATCAAAGAGATAGTCACAGGCATTGCCTCACCTACAGAGAAGGTAAAAGATTTCATGATGGCTCCGGCAGGATGGGCAGATGACTTTACCTGGGGATTCTTATACACGGCAGTAGAGAATGAACAGAGAGCCTTACTTAAAGGACAGGATATAACTCCCGAGCAGTTCCGTGAGGCCGTAAATAAGAGGTTTGATGAAGTGGTCGATAATACACAGGTTGTTGACAGTACGCTTCATAGATCGCAGTATATGAGGTCTACAGACCGACTTAACAAGATACAGACAGCATTCATGGCAGAGCCTACAAAGTCTTACAACATGCTTCTTGAGGCGGCATTAGAAGATAGGGCAGAAGGCAAAACCATGAAGAGGACAGCAAGGGCGGCTACAGCCTTCCTGTTAAGTGCACTTGCTACAAGTGCGGCAGCGGCAGTAGTTGATGCCTTGCGTAAATCCCATGATGACGATGATTGGTGGGAAGTATGGCTTGACAACTTGCAGGAGAACATTGCGGATAATATAAATCCGTTTAATCTTCTTCCTATAGTTAAGGATGTATCAGCCGGAATATATAACTTGATACAAGAGCTTTCTACGGGCAAAACAAATTATAACAAAAATAGTAACAGATTTGATCTTGAAGCTATTTCAAGTTTAATGGATGCTGCAAGTACGATAATAAAATGGTATCAGGGAGAAGGCAATAAAACAGGATATGGCAAGTATATGGCTTTGGCAAGGCCTTTTTCGCAGATTACAGGCATACCTTTATATAACCTTTCAAAAGATTTGGTAGCACTTTATAATGCCTTCTTTAATAACCTTGAAACTACAATAAACAGCGGCAGTACAAAGAATAATGAGATTAAAAAAGGTTTTGTCTCTGATGTGAACAAAGAGAGATCAGAGAATACCCTGGATGAGGGCATAGTAGAAGCACTCAATAGCGGTGTTTCAATATATGACTTGAAGGGTGCCGTGAAGTCCGAGTATAAGAATAAATACTTTGATGCGTATTCTGAAGGCAATATGGAAGAGGCACAGGCCATAGCCGAGAGAGCTGCTAGAGCTTATGCAAGGATGGGCATGAGTGACGAGGATATTGACGAGGAGATCAATGCATGGCAGGAAGAGACAATCACTTATTCCCTGCTTGACAAGGCTATTGCCAAAGGAGAAGGCATAGAGGAAGAGATCAGGCACGTTCAGGAAGGCAAGGATGATGACAAGATCATTAAACATATAATGGACAGGTATTCCGAGACTATTGCCTATGAAGATACCCATGAAACGGAAAGTGATTGGAGAGGTAACGTAGAAAAGGCTCTGCAGGCCATTGATCCGACATTAACCTTCGATACAGCTAATGAGGAAGCTATGCAGCAAAAGGCCGAGAAGGAAGCAGAGCAGGCGGCACAGGCAGAAAAGAAGGGATACAAGGAAGAATTCTTTGCTTCAGTAGATGCCAAAAATGGAACAGCCGGCAGAAAGGCTCTTGACGGTCTCAAGGCTATGGGTGTGGATGCCAAAGGCGCAAAGACGATGGTAAGCACACAGTATCACGATGCCTGGAAAGAAGCCAAGACACCGGCAGAAAAGCAGAAAGCAAAGGCCGATTGGATGAGCGCATACAAACTTGTCTGCAATTATTACGGTGTAGAGTACAAGGATCTTGAAAAGACATGGTCTGAATGGGAAAAAGATCAAGAGAATAAATAGGGGTGTTGTATGTTTTAACGGCATTCTTTTGTATGATTGAGGAAAAGGAGATACAACCATGATATGTAATTATAACATGATCATAGACTTTGCGAGACCGCAGAAGTCGAATACGATAGTCCTTTCAGAGAACGATGCCGAGACCAGGATGTGTAATTTCAAGCTCTTGTTTGATAAAGAGCCATTTGATATGACAGGTGTTGTTTCGGCAATAGTCAAGGGTGTTACGCAGAGTGGTGCAACCATTATTGATACGGCAGAGATAAAAACAGATGCCCAGGGAAATTATATCAATGAGTTGTCCTATCTTCTCCCTTTGGCAGTAACAGAGAATGCCGGTAACGTCACCATGACTATTGAGTTGGATGGCTCAAACAGCGAAAGGATCACATCTTTTGAGTATTATCTCAAGACAAGGAATGCTCTTTATAACGAAGATGATGTTATAGACCAGGAAGATTTAGAAGGGTTCCATGAGCTTCTGATCAGATCGCAAGAAGCACTTGCAAGAATGGAAGAGATGGTTGAGCGTGATGCGCTTCCCAACCCTTATCCCCTTCGATACAAAGTTGATGGTGTAACGGTAGAGTACACAGGTGAGCCGATGGTTGAGATCGACCTGGATGATGTTGGATATCTTGGAGATGCGACAGGCCTTGTCGAAGTCACAGAAGATGATAGTTCCGCACAGATTGCTTTGGAAGCGGCAGAGGCGGCAGCGGCAAGTGCGGCTGTAGCTGATGAAAAACTCACAGAAGTCACGAATATTACGAATGACTTTGAGAATAAGATCCCCGTAGCTAATGTTGTAAAGACTGAAGGTACATCAACCATAACGATTAGAGATCAGTATGGCACTACCACAGCAGAGGTAGAGGATGGTCTGTTAGGCCCGACACCGAGTATCACGGCAGCAGTTACAGTAGACTCGCAGACCGGCACACCGTCCTGTACTGTAACAAAGACAGGAACAGACGAGTATCCGACATTGACATTTGCTTTTTCCGGCTTAAAGGGAGCAAAGGGTGATACAGGTTCCGGCTCAAGTGTTGAGTGGGGTGAGATATACGGTGATAACCTCGAAGCTCAGACAGACCTGGTAAGCTATATTGAAGGCAAGACATATCATCGGATAGTCAGAACGGGTGTTACGGCTTCAGCAGGCGGTGAGATAAGAATACCGGCAGGATCAGATACAGACAGTAGAATATCTACAGCAAGCACATGTGTAGTCCGTCCGATATGCGAAGAGAAGAGTGGCGGTAAACCTTATAAGTTTAAGTCGTGTGTTGTAAGTAATGGATACGCAACAATCACAATGGCAGAAGCAATAGCAAGTCCAGGAGTGACGATAGGTGTAGAGGTTATAAATTATTAGTAAAGGAGAACAGACATGAAATACGCAATCTCACAGGTATCAAACGGAAACTTTTCAATAGTATCAGAGCATGGGGAGGACAAGCAGGCGGCTTTTGTTGCATACCATGATAGGGCAAAGATCCTTTGGAATGCTTCCGATGTAGTTACAGCAACGGTAGCAGTCGTTGACGAAAACCAGGATGTTGTAGAAGGCAAAAAGGAATACATTAAGCACGAACAGTAACCCGTTCATTTTTTCTTCGTCCTTCAAAAAGCGGTCTGTCCTTTGGGGCAGATCGTGAAGGGCGCATACATTTCGGATTGCGACATAAATTGATAGAAGGGAGATAAATAGATATGGCTTTAGTCCCTATGGAATATGAGAATTACACAAAACCCTGTGTGTATAATTATAGTACATCGGCTACGTCAATAAATGACTTTCTAGTCAAATTTTTAACAGCTATTAACACGGCTTTTGAAAATGATATGAGTTATATGGGCTATACAAGGTGGACAGGAACAGGTACATTTCAGTATTTAGCGTCAAAATTTAACAATACGGTATATGTTACGATAATCGCATTAAACAAGATATATACGGCATATATTGATAGTAGCAATAGTAAAGAAGCGTGGGAATATTCTGGAACATCTCATTCGCTATAATAATTACGTCATAATCTGAAACGTAAGTGAAACAATTTAGTCTTTTATTATATCACGGAGAATATATTATGGAGTTAATAATCAAACTGATTTTTTGTCATTTAATGGGCGATTATGTATTGCAGATAGATTATATAGCACATTCAAAGGGCAATAATTGGTATCACTTATTCGTGCATTGTGGGTTATATACCTTGCCATTCTACGTTGCTTTTGGTCTTTCGTGGCATTTAGCGGTTATATTTGCGGTGCATTTTATAGTTGATGTGTTAAAGGCGAGATACAAGAAAATCAACTATTTAACAGACCAAGTATTTCACTATTTAACGAGTTTAGTTTATTTGGTGTAACATCAACACCATTCTGAAACGATTACGCAACTTAAGTTAATTCCATTTAACTAAAATCACAAACTAAAATTCTTATTAAAAATTTGAGTTGTTATTTTAGTTACAGACATGGAACAGCAATTTCATACATGGCACTATCTGTAACCCCTTTTCACCTGTTATGCTTAAGCCACAACAGGAAAGGGGGTACACAATATGAGTACAGTTACAATTTTCAGTTTGTTGGTTGGTTTGGCTTTTGTAGCCGGTGGATGTTTTGGATACGCAATAACGACAATGATTGATGCGGCCTTTAGAGATAGGCAGGCTCGGTCATAAAGAAATACGGTTTTTGGTTTAGGGGTGTTGTATTTTTACAACATCCCTTTTGTTATGATGAGGAAAAGGAAGGGGATCACGATATGGATGCTACAGTTATTACAGCGGTATTAGCACTTGTTGGAACACTTGCCGGAACATTCGGGGGTATTCTTACAAGCACTAAACTTACCAATTACAGGATAGAGCAGCTTGAAAAACGGTTTGAGAAGATATCTTCTTTTGCGGAGAAGATAACCCTGCTTGAAGGGAATGACAAGCTGCTTCACGAAAAGATTGACGTAGCTAATCACCGTATATCGGATCTTGAGGCAAAAGTAGGTTGAAGGGAGTGATGATCATGAAATTATCAAATAAGTGGTATGACATTCTTAAATGGGTAGCAATCATATGCCTTCCGGCATTGAGCAGTTTTATTGTTGTGATCGGTAAGATATGGGGATGGGGAGATATAGCCGGCATGGTAGCACAGACAATCACGGCTGTAGCAGTCCTGTTAGGCGCATTGCTTGGTGTGTCTCATATCAATTATCAGAAAGAGAGCAATGGATGAACACACCCGACAAAGTATTAAAGATAGCCGCAGATGAAGTAGGTTATCTTGAAAAATCAAAGGCGGCTTATAAGGCAGATCCTAATGTCTTGTACGACAAGGTAAAAGGGGCCGGAAGTGATAACTATACCAAGTACGGCAAGGAAATGCATGACATTTACCCTGCTGTAATGGACTTTCCGGCAGCCTGGTGTGATGCATTTGTTGATTGGTGTTTTTATAAGGCATATGGTGTAACCACAGCAAAGAGCATTATTGGTGGAAACTTTGATGATTATACCGTCAACAGCTCTAATATGTATAAAAACAAGGGCGCATGGTACACAACACCCGAAGTCGGGGATCAGATCTTCTTTAAGAACGATACCCGTATATGCCATACAGGACTTGTTGAGAAGGTAGCCGATGGTAGGGTATATACTATTGAAGGCAATACAAGTGACAAGAATGTCCTGGAGCCTAATGGCGGTTGTGTAGCAAGGAAGAGTTATCCGCTTGATTATGGGAAGATAGCCGGATATGGCAGGCCTTTGTATGATCATGTCGAGACTGTAACAAGGTACATTCAAGGAATAGATGTAAATGAAGCACAGGGCGTTATTGATTTTAACCAGGTAAAGAATGCAGGCATAGAATTTGTCTGTATGCGGTCTACAAGGAAAAGCGGTAAGCCCGATGCCTATTTTGACCGTAACCTTGCAGAATGTATTGACAAGCATTTGGACTATTCCTGTTTCAAATACGCTTATTCCAAAACACATGAAGCAGCTAGGATAGAAGCAGATGGTGTTATCAATCTGATCAAGGATCATAAGATGCCGATATGGTATGATCTTGAGGACAGTTCGCTTCTTTCGCTTGGAAAGGATGGCATTGAAGGTATTACACTTGCATTTATAGGTGAGTGCAAAGAGGCCGGATATGATGTAGGTATATACTGTAACAAGAATTGGTTTGATAATTACATATCAAATTATCTCAAGAGCCGGTTTAACTTTTGGATTGCACGATACGGAAAGAATAACGGAGAGATAATGGAAATGTATAAGCCTAAAGGAAAGAATGTAATAGCTTGGCAGTACACTTCCAAAGGTACGGTTCCTGGTATTTCCGGCTATGTAGATCGGGATGTTTTATTATGATAATATAGTCAAGCAATAACATTAACTAGCATAAAAAACGCATTTTTGCTATATATGTATCAGCAAAGGCTTGACTATGTAAAGGACTCATGCAAGAGCATGGGTTCTTTTTTGTTCCATTTTTGTAATGTCAGTATTGGCACTATTTATATGGACTTCATGGGAATACTATTAAATCAGAAAGGAGACCGTCATGAAAAATGAATTATTTGCAAAATTGCTTGAACACAAAAAAATAAAAGAGGTTCCACTATCCTACGTTATTATTGTCTTTTCGGCAATACAGGAGATACAGGAGCAGGAAAAAGCAACACAGAAACAGATGGATCGGGGGTAGAGTATGTTTAATATAAATCCACAGCAGCAGGGGCAGATGCCCCAGGTAAGTCGGGAACAGGTTTCTATGGTCAAAGGATTGCTTCAAAAGAAGGGAATAAGCGCAGAGACATGGGTAAGGCAGTTATGCGCACAAAGAGGTATCAATGTTGACGAGTTCATGGAACAGTTCAAAGACGTATCCCTTCCGTGATGCGCACACGGTTCGGTATAAATATATAAAGAAAGGAGTATAAACAATGGATAATGGATCAGCTTTTGGTGAAGGCTCATGGATCTTTGGTCTGATCGTACTGTTAGGCCTCTTTGGTGGCTTTGGTGGCGGTTTTGGTGCCGGTAACAATGCAAATGTTGCGGCTTATGCTACAATGGCAGATGTAAATGCGGCTATTAACAATCAGAGTACACAGCAGGCTTTAGGTGCAATACAGCTTTCGTCAGCAAACAACAACTATGAGACAGCACAGCTTATCTCAAATCAGAATCTGCAGATGATGCAGCAGAGCAATAGTGACTTGATCAATGCCATCCAGGGATTTAATACCGTAACAAATAGCCTTAACACAGGTTTTGCAGCGGTTAATCAGAATATCTCTAATCTTGGCTATAAGATGGAAGAGTGTTGTTGCTCTATCAAGACTATGCTTCTTGAGAACAGGTTACAGGATACGCAGATTGCGCTTCAGAATGCACAGAATATTTCTGTCAATGCGGAGCAGTCGCAGTACATCCTGTCACAGCTTGGTAGCTTCGTACCCAAGAGCGCAGCTACAGCGGCTCTTACAGCGAGGTGATTGACGTGACAAAGATTAAGAAGTATATTGATGAAATGGCAGATGAGTTGAAGGGTGCCAAAAACTATATGGAAAAGGCACTTGAGTACAAGGCAGCAGGCAATTCAACGAGATATGCCCGTTACAAGGAGATGTCTACGCAGGAGCTTGCACATGCTATGTCTCTACATGAATTCGCAGTACAGGACATTGAACAGCTTAAGACTGTATATCCCGAGATCCCACAGGACATGCAGGACGAATGGGATCGCTCTCATGCGAAGTTCGTAGAGAAGGCAGCCTGGATTCGGCAGATGCAGACCATGTAAAAAGTAGGTAACAATTAGGTAACAAAAATACCTGTAATGCCTGTAAATACGTTAGGTGTGCTTCTGCATCAAGGATGCAATGCCTTAAATTACATCTGTTACATAACCCCTGTTTTTGCGGCAACACGCATAGGCAGGGGTTTTTCATTAAAAGCAAATTTGAGATAATTCGAGTTAATTTGAGTTCGTAGGTAACAGATAGGTAACAAATAGGTAACAGATAGGTAACAATCAGTACATTTTATAGGACATATCATTCCATCTTTGCGCCGCAATAAGGGCAAAACTTATACATCGGCTTTTCATCAATTCCACTCTCGTCAACTCTTGTGGTATTGCTACATTTTGAACAACTGTATTTATCTTCTCTTCTGTATATCCAATGTCCTGTCGGTCTGTCCTCTCCGTTTATGTGATTTAAGATAATATCAAAGGCATCGGCTCTGCTTAAAAACTTATCGCAATCTTCACAAGGGCAAACTCCTAACCCATCATGCAAATTACAGCACGGTATAGATGCGCCCATATCGTGAAACTCTGAATAAAAATAACATTTTTCCTTTTTCATTCTGTTTCTCCTTTCTACATTGTTTTATATGACACCTTATTGATTGCTTCATAGAGTTCTTCCATAGACAAATGTGTATATACATGCTCAAGAAGGCTGTCGGGTTTATGTCCTATAATTCTCTGTATAACGAGCTTTTCTATTCCTAATCTATTGCACTTCGTAGCAAACGTGTGCCGGACATCATAGGCTCTGTGTCCGAGTACCTGTTTGGTAAAGCGTTCAAACTTTGGTTTACTCATGGTTGTCATGTTATCCCCAGGAGCATCATACATCTTCTTGATCAGAGGATAGACCGTATCATGTATCGGGATCATCCTTATTGAGTATTTGTTTTTCGCCTGGACTATATTGATAGTCCTGTTTTCAAGGTCTACGTTCTCTTTGGTAAGATCAAACAGCTCTTTAAGTCTCATTCCCTGGTGCAAATAGATCAATGTAAGAGCATACTCTTCAATATCAGCGTGTTCCCACAGCTTGTTTACTTCTTCATCTGTGTATATTTCTCTTTCAAGGATAGTTCTTTCCTGCTCAAATTGTATGAAGTCAACGTAGTTTTTATCTACAAGATCATTTTGGCAGGCATATCTAAACAGGTGCTTCATGACAGATCGTATATTTGACTTGGTAGCATATCCCTGTCCGCATTCATCAATACATTGCTGTAAGTGCTTTGTCTTGATATCCTTTACCGGCATTTCTCCCAGGCCGGACATGTACTTGTCAAAGACGGTATTGTATACTCTCTTCCTGTTATCCGATGCGTTCACATCATCTTTGATCGAGTTCCACAGGTCTCTTAACTTCATGGAAGCATCAAGAGCGCAGTAGGGGTTCTTTGAATACCTGGCAAGAGCCTCAAGAGCTTCGGATTTTTTGGCAAAGTATCCCAGGGTAACACGCTTTTGAACGTAGTCCTGCTTCTTCTCATCGAATTCTTTGCCGACTGTCACCCTTGCAATATATGGTTTTCTTCTTGTGCCGGACAGCTTCGTTACTGATCCGTATCCGTTAGGTAGTCTCATCTTTGTATACCTTAAAGCATAGTATTCTTCCTGCAATATACGTTGTCATAGGGCCTACTATTACAGCAATCATTGTAATTTGGGGATTACGGTCTGTATATTTTCCTATAAAGAATGTTGCGATAGTTATGATGGCGGTAGCTATAAAGCCTATAACAGCCGCATCAAAAAGGACGTTTAAGGCCTTAACCCTGGCTTCTTCAACTAAATCTCTTCTCATTTGTTTGCTCCTTGACAGTTCTTATGGTACGGACAGGATAGTAATTGGTTGATAAGTTGCACGTTCTGATCCATGAGCTGATCAATCCGCTTATCTTTTAGGTCTATCTGTTCCCGTAGAAATGCAATGCTTTTCTGAAACTGCTCTGTCTCTTCACTTAACTTCTCCAGGTATTTAACCTTTTCATCACTTGCCTTCTCTTCAAGTTCAATAATGATATCCTTCTTTAGTTTCAAAATTGACTTATACAGATGAGTAGCATTGTCATCATCTGCTTCATAGGTCTCTATGTCGAGAAGTGCGTTAGCAATAGGCCGGAGCGTTCCTTCGTAGTTAAAGGTCTGATTTTCAGATCCTTCACGGAACACCCTGGAGAGTGTCGTTTTTGAAACGACATTGGTATAGTCGCTTTCTTCCATGAGTTCATGGATTTTATCAAGGGAAAGGTTCTTATCTTCCTTTACCTTTTTGAGTGCAAGTATAACTTCTCTAGTGTCAATCATGGTATTATTCATAGTTTTCTCCTTGCCATTAGTGGCACTATCATTTATTTATATATCACGCTACAATCACATCACAGAAAGGAGCAATGTATGAGTTACGAAGAATTCAAACAAAAATGGGACAATGCCGGTGAGGAAGTCAAGGATCTTGTTCGTCAGATCCTAACAAGGCCCGAACAGCAGCACGAATATTTGGAGCAGCGTCCATGTAATGCTGATATAGTTGCATAGCCTCATAATGCTCAACAGCGGAAGCAGGCTCATCTATACCAGGGGGAATAACATCATAACCCATTACCCAGGCAGGATCTACGTTAAAGGCATTCGCTATTTTTTCTGCATTGGTGCCGGATGGAACATTTCTGCCATTTACATATTGAGATACCGAGGCCTTGCATAGTCCTGTACGTTCTGCAAAGCGTTGTTGGCTCCCACCACAATAATCTGTAATGAGATTATTTATTCTCTGCATACAAAGTTTTTCATAAGGAGACATTTCTTTCTTTTTGTCCATATCTGTATCGTCCTTTCGTATATATAATAGCATAATGTTCAACCAAAAGAAACAAAAAGTTAAAAAAAGTTGAACAAAAGTATTGACACCGATGTTCAACTATGATAAACTTTTTTTCGTCGGAAGCAGATGTCCGATAATACTAGGAAAGGAGAATA